ACAGAAGAGGTGACTAATGCTATCTGTTTTATGCTTATGGATCCAGAAATCACTGCTGAACACGCTTCAGACGCTTGTAATAAAGCTATGGAAGTTCTAACAGTAGAACAAAATTTAATGAACACTTTAAAAGGTACAACAAATGGCTGACTTTGATTACAAAAAAATGCATGACTATGTTAATGCTGATCCTGAGTTGACAAAACTAAAAGAAAAAAGAACTTTGTCACATAAGAAAATGGAAAGTTACAAAAGTTCTGCTAGAACAAATATTGAAAAAATGCACGGCTTGTATTTAGCCAAGACTGCTGTATTGGAAAAATTTCAGTATGACGAACAAGAAAAAAAAGTAGATGAAAAGCTACAGGAAATTACAGGGCAATGTTCAGAATGTTGGAATGGTGACTGGGAAACATCATTAGAAGTTGTTTTTGATGGTCAGTTAAGTTGTTCTGTTGCTATAGCCAATCTTGCCAAGCAAATTTACAAATTATCTGAAGATATACAAATTATGAATGGGTTAATTGACACTATGGAAGATGAGCTAAGAAAACAATTTAGAAAGCAATTTTATAAAGACCAAGAAAAAGCTAAAAAGGTTAAAGATGTATAACTCTATCTGTCTTAGTCTTTTGGTTGTTGCAGCATATACAAATTTACTGCTGACCATAAAAAAAACTGGCAGAGGTAGTCCCAATACCTATACCAGTTTCCAACCCAAGAACCGCAAACCCATGCGGCCTACTTAATTATAACTATGAACTCGTCAGAACAGTTAAAAACACTTGAAATTGCCATATTAAATGGTGGTAATTTCTATAGCAAACTTGCTCTCGCTGCACTTGCAGCAGATCCAATCAATAGAGCATTGATATTCAAGACATTCCCAAAACTAGAAATGTCTTATGGACCCATGAGCCATTTTCAATGTAGATCGCATTTGAGGGTAGTTAAATGACCACTCAAACTGTTGAACCAGTATCAGTAGATTTTGCCAGCTATCAAGCAGACCCAGCTTTTAGTGCTAGTGACTTAAAACTGATAACTAAACAAAATGCCAGAGCCTTATGGCATTACAAATTTAATGAATATGCACCGCCAAGACTTCCAACACCAGCAATGAAGTTTGGTACTATGCTTCACGCGATGTGTTTAGAGCCTGATACTTTTCACGATAAATTTAGAGTCGTAGAAAACAAGCGTACTAAAGAAGGTAAAGCACAAGCACTTGATTTTGATAAACAAGGTATTACAGTAATCAGTCCAATAGATGCTGTTTTGCTTGAAAATATGACTCAAGCAATTTGTAGTAATCCTAAAGCGCATGAATTGTTAAATGATGGATTATCAGAGCAAAGTTTCTGGTGGACTCATAACGATACTAAATTAGATCTCAAATGCCGTTGCGACAAAGTTAATGGCGATACGATAGTAGATCTTAAAACTACTGGTGAAGGTGGCTCTTCCCCAGAGTCGTTTACTAGAACAATCACGGCTTTTAATTATCATCTTCAAGCAGCACATTACTTACAAGGTACAGGCGCAAAGCGTTTTGTATTTGTAGTAATAGAAAAAACATTTCCTTACAACATAGGAATTTACGATTTATCAACAGAATTTTTAGACAATGGCTATGAAATCCAAGAACAAGCACTTTATAAAGTTTCTGAGGCAGTTACCACAGGTATCTGGTCAGGATACACAGAAAAGTGCAAAGACCAAATCCAAACCCTCGACAAACCCCACTGGCTCGGCTACTCAAATGACTAAAACACTAACACCAACTTTTCAAGTAGAAGAAATTACCCCTGATTTTGCTGAACAAATACTTGAAAATAAAAATAAAAAAAATAGGGCAATCAAACCAGCAAATCTTAAAAGACTTATAACAGCAATCGACAATGGAGAATGGATTATCACTAATCAAGGTTTAGCCTTTGATAAAGATGGTAATTTATTAGATGGTCAACACCGACTCCAAGCAATCGTAAAAACTGGTAAAACATTATCAATAATGGTTGCTAGGAATATGGATCCTAAAATATTTAACTGTGTTGATACAGGTGTTGCAAGAACAGCCGCCGATGGTTTATCTATACATGGTGTTAGTTCATCATCAAAACACTTAGCAGCGGGTATAAAAGTGTATTTATTGTATAAAAGATACCCTAGAGGTAGTTGGACTTTTGCCACGATTCCAAGTCAT